CGGCATAAACAAAATAACCGCTTCTAATAAGTTGGCAAAGAAAACAGGTTGTTCAGTTAAATCTTTGCGTAAGATTATTAAAAAGGGGCAAGGTGCGTATTATAGTTCTGGTAGTAGACCGAATCAAACGGCTCATTCATGGGGACATGCAAGGTTGGCAAGTTCAATAACAGGCGGAAAGGCTGCGACAGTAGACTACAAAATATTAGAAGAGGGATGTACATCAAAAAGCAAGGCACTAAAACTGGCTAAGACAGCCAAGAAGAAATATAAAGGTGCAAGAAAAGTAACCAAGGCACAAGGTGAATCGCGAGGGGAAGGTGGTTATAAAATGAAAGAAACAATCGTTAATTTTGAGAAAGGTCCAGGAGATAAAAAATATACAGCAATAGTTAAAAATAAACTGACACAAAAAATAAGAAAATTACATTTTGGACATAAGGATTATCAACAATTTAAAGACAGAACTAATATAGGGTTGTATAGTAGGCGTGATCATCATGATAAAAATCGTCAAAGAAATTATTATAATAGACATTCCGGAGAGAAAAAAAGAGGGAAAGCAATTTTAAAAGAGAAAAAAAAATCTAAGGGTTATTACAACTCTAAAATACTTAGTCATCAATATTTATGGTAATTAATATATTTAAATATATATTTATATTTATTTAAAATGCCCGATACACATATAATAACATATGCTACACATACATATGGTTATTATAATGATTTAATTAACAATAAATATAATATCAATGTTGTCACATTGGGATATGGTTTAAAATGGAACGGACTAAGAGACAAACCTTTGGCTGTATTAAAATATTTAGAAAATATACCCGAGACTGATATTGTAGTATTTGTAGATGGATTTGATTCTATTATTAATAATAATATGAATACGATAATTAGTAAATTTAATTTATTAATAAATGATGATAAAACGAAAGTAATATTATCCAAAGAACAATGTTATAATAAACAAAGTAATTTATTTTATAAGTTGCTTTTTAATTATTGTCAAAACAAGGTTTACAAATATAAAAACAATGTAATTGTTAATTCAGGATTGTATATGGGGTATGTTAAATATATAAAACAATTATTGGAACATCACAAGAATAATGATAATCCAAATGTAGATCAGATATTATTAAATAATATTTATTCTAATTATGATTTTGTAAAGGTAGACATGGACAATGTTTTATTTTTCAATTGTCCAGTTTATATGGATACAAAGTCTGATGCAAGCTTTGTTCAATACCCAGGTGTTTTATCATTTCAAAGAATAAAACGTGCGGTTTTACAAGACTACAATCATTGTTTTAGAAGCGAGATTAAAATATTTTTAATGCTATTGTTTTATTTATTGTATACATACATACATATTTAAAAGATATTGATATTATATACACGTACATGTCTATCATAGAAGCAGAGGTAATAGTTGCCGATATACAAGATGGGGTCGTTGCCGATATACAAGATGGGGTCGTTGCCGATATACAAGATGGGGTCGTTGCCGATATACAGGATGACAAGTTGCCAGTAGCAATAGTTATAGAACCTCAAATTGTTATAGATGGTTCTTCAAGTATAAATGAAAGTTTTATAGATGATGGTTCTTCAAGTATAAATGAAGGTTATATAGAACTGACAATATTATCAAAGAGGGTGCGTGTTTTAGCTATAATTGATTTAATATTAAATTTAATTTTAACAATTAATAATTTGATAAGAGTAATTCCTGCTATACTTTGTTATATAGGATTTCATGGTGCTAAGAAGTATGATAGTGGATTAATTTTAATATATTATTTATACACAGTTTTAAATATTGCTGGAAGTTTAATATACTGTATTCTCTTTATTGCTGTTACATTCAGTGAATATAGTGTTCCCGAGTTACTACTATACCTACCATTATTAATTATGCAACTTACAGCATTTAAATATGTGTTAGAATTTAAAAAAACGATTAAAGATTTAACACATAATGATATTATGTTATTACAGGCAAATAGTTAATTTAATTTAAAAACATATCATTGATAAGAGTTAATGAAATGTTTAATTTTATTATTTATTATTTCAGCTTTTGGTAAATCGTTAAATTTATCTGGAAATAGTTATAAAGCTACAATAAAGGTCCCCATTATAAGAGATACACAAGAATTAAGATTAGATTTCATTAGTCAAACAAAAGCAACTATTCAATTTAAAGGATTTATAAATAACAAGGGAAGTATAATTTATCACTATAATGATGAAAAAGATAACTTTGTATATATACTGGATGATAATCTCCAACAAATTATAGATAAATATTATTTATCATTATATGATATTTCTTACGACGAGTTAAAATGTGCTGCGTATGTTACGATTAAATCGCGTATACTTCAAATAAAACAAAAAATTTGTTTTACATTAATTTAATTGTTAAATTATTTAAGAATTAACCAACGTATATGAATAATGTATCGCATTATTCCATTAAGAGTTTTAAGACGCACAGCAGGAGTTAAATTCGACGAGATGGTGCCCTCAGACATACCTAAGATACATGGTATAGATCGTGTAACACACGGTCCAAACAGTATATCGCCTGGTCCCGTAGAGGACAGTACGCCTGCGGTAAAACGTCCATGGTATATGCATCCAGCACAGGATGATAATCTAATGGTACTACAGGGTACACGTTATGTAGATATATACGACCCTATTAAGAAATTGGGTGCGTCATTTATAGTAACACCGGAGAAGGTATATAAGAATGATAAATTATATTTTGATGGTCCGGCGATGGTAGTTTGGCCTGCGGGTATATTTCATCGTATTATAAGTGGTGAGGAGGGTAGTATTAGTGTTAATTTTTCTACAAGAACTAAAGGTTTTGATTTAAAAGATAATTTTAACATATATAACTTATGTAAAACGACAGGTAAATATATCCTATTGAAGGATGGCATAGAAGATCAACCCGACTTAAACTATCAATATCCAAACGATGAGATAAAAGATTTATTTAAAAATAATTAAATTGAAATAACATTAAATATTAAATATTAATTTATTTAATGATGGAATTAATTAAAACAGAGAATTCGTGTTTGAAGGTTATGAATCTAGAAGATAATATTAATTTACAAGAGATAATTAATACTATCAAAGACAAATTGATTGAAAACCCAGAGATAATGGTATTTGGTAAAACATGTAATCAGCACAGAAGCATAGGGTTCTTTTCAGATACATCCATAGGGTATTATTACTCAAAACAATTGGCAAAGAGTCAACCACTTAACGAATTAAAGCAGTTATTGGATATAATAAATGTACTATTTGACATGGTTTTTGATGGTATTTTAGTGAATAGATATAAAGATGGTGAGGATTATATTAGTGCACATAGCGATGATGAAAAAGGATTGACTGATGCAGGTGTTATAATTCTATCTTTTGGTGCGACACGAAAGTTTAGAATACGAGATAAAAATACTAAAAAAATAGTATTAGATGTACCTTTAATAAGCGGTCAAATAATACAAATGTCTGGTAATTTTCAGAAAGAATTTACACATGAAATTCCTATTGAAAAAAGGGTGAAAGGAGAGCGATATTCATTTACTTTTAGACAACATCTATATTAATTTATATTTTCTCGATAGGAACGCTTCCTTTTCCTTTACGAGTAGTCCAATCGTATAGAAAGTTAAATACTGCTTCATCGTTATTGTAATCGTGTATATAATGTATTTTTTTTATGCCTGCTGCTATAAGTATTTTGGTACAGGTTAAACATGGGAAATGAGTAATATACGCATGACAACCTTCACAACTGACGCCTCGTTTCGCGCAATCTATAATGGTATTTTGCTCTGCATGAATGGTAGCCACTTCGTGTCCATCTTTTATAATAGATTCGTGTGGAAATCCTGGAAGAAATCCATTATATCCTTGTGAAATAATTCTATTGTCTTTAACAAGAACACATCCAACTTGTAAACGAGAACAGCATGAACGTTTTGCAGTAATTGTAGAGATTTCTTTAAAGTATTCTTTCCATGTAATTCTTTCGTTGCTTGATAGTAGTTCTGATAGTTCAGATTCAGTTATTTTTTCTACTCCAATCATTATTAATTTAATAAATATAAATACATTTAATTTAATTTAGTTAATATATAATTTATGAAACCAAATCTATATATAGATACGACGATAGGATTGGGTTATTTAGATTATTTAAATGTTAGTGATGAAGTAAAAAGGATTGTAGAATCATCAAAGATGAGTGAGATAGAACAATGTTATTTATTAAAAATAATGTTGGCTAAAAAAGGTTATGGCGATTATTCGCACAATAGAAAAGTTTATGATTATCGCGATACATATATTTTGAATGAATATATTCGTAATTATACGGGACCCGATCAATCAGAATATTCGTTATTAGGGGAAGAAAATGCTATAAATATTTATTCAATAATTGTAAAATCTATGTGGAATGATATAATAGATCCAAATAAAATAAGACGAAATATAAGGATAAAACATTTGATACGATACAAATTAAAAACCAAAAAATCTATGGTTTGGAATATTATGAAAAATCACATAAATCTTAAAAAAAAATGTAATGGATGTGTTTGTGTATAAATTGAATAAATATTAATAATTAATAATAGTAGTAAAATGGATGATTCATGGTATAACGCAGTTGATAAATTAGCAATTGACAATCTAATGGAAGATGTTAATAATGAAAGAACAAAACACAAAGGGAATTTGGAAATTTATCCTAAAAATGAAAACATATTTCGCTGTTTTAATTATTTTAAATTGCCTGAAACAAGGGTAGTTATTATTGGACAGGACCCTTATCACGGACCGAATCAAGCAAATGGACTAGCATTTGCTGTGGAAGATAATATAAAAAAACCTCCTTCGCTTAAAAATATAGAAAAAGAACTAGGCAAAACAGTCAATATAGAAGAATGGGCAAAACAAGGTGTTTTAATGTTAAATACATCGCTGACCGTACCACAATCCTGTCCTGGCAATAAATACCATATTAATATGTGGAGACCATTTACAAAACAAATACTAGATGCTATTAATGTAATTTGTGAAGGGGTCGTTTTTGTAGCCTGGGGTGCTTTTGCTATGAATTTCTTGAAAGATGTGGATATGGATAAACATACATTGGTTATAACATCTCATCCATCACCATTGAGCGCAAATAAAAAACTAAAAACATATCCGGCATTTATAGGTTCAAAAGTATTTGAAACTATAAATACAAAATTAAAAAAAAAGATTGAATGGTAAATTTCATCGTTCTTTTTTATTTTGTTTGTACGAAGATTATACGTATATTGTTTTAACTCTTCTTTATAATACTATCCAAGCATACTAAACTATTTATTTAGTATATATTTATGTAATTGATTTCTTCTTAACTACGCGCTTCTTTTTAGTAGGCGCTTCTTGTGCAGTTGTTTCTTGTGCAGGTGCGGGTGCAGGTGTGGGTGCTGCAGGTGTGGGTGCAGGTGTGGGTGCAGGTGTGGGTGCTGCAGGTGTGGGTGCAGGTGTGGGTGCAGGTGTGGACGGGAGTTGTTCTGCTTCTTCATCATCATCAGTATCGTCTGCCGCAGTAGCATCTTCTTCATCTACCTCATTTTCAAGTTTATCTTTTTCAGAGGAATCAAGCATAATATGGCATTTTCCTTTTAGGTTCGCGCGTGGCTTTACAACTGCTTGTACAAGTCGCCATGTTACACCAAACTTTCCATTTGCAAACCAAATGCCACCACATTGAATTACAACCGCCACGTTGCTTGCTTTCGTAATAAGTGTTACAGGTGTAACATGCGTATCGTTTTCATTTGGGAACAACATCTTTTGATTAGTGTCATATACCTCAGCATCAAACCCATTGTCATTCCAACAAGAGATTTTCACACGAACACATGGTGCCCGCGAGGTGTCGATTTCACCTTGGTTAGGGTGTCCTTGAGGACATTTAGGATATTTGATCATCGGTGTGTAAAGAGCTTCAATAACCTCTTCCGTCATTTTAGGTTTATTAAACCAATCCTTAGAATTTTCCATAGCAGAGTTCTTAATAAATGTCTCCAATTGAGTTAGATTCTTGAGGAACTGTGTTGTGTTATCGGTACTATAATCTTCATTTGGAAATTGAAGCGACATATCATATGATACCTTCCCATTTCCATCAAAATCATTTTCATTTACACCCCACGTCAACATCAGAGGTGTAGACAGATGAAGATTGCGACGTTGATGAGTATTATAGATTGGAACGTTCTTTCCGCCGGCACTGTTCGCCTTGAGTTTTCCAAGCGATACATCGTTCGAAACGTTAAGCGACTTGCCCTCAATAATCGGTTGTTCTGTGTATTTAGACATGTTGATATAAATTATTATTATGTATTCTCTTTATTTCAATTTTATTTTAAATTAAAAAGTAATAGACTGAAATATAAATCATCGTTTTAATTTTTAAACAACGCTACAATATATTTATGTAGTGACAATGTAATTATTTGTGTAAAACACTTTAAACTATTATGTAAATATATATATAATGAATAAACAATCGTTAGAAATAATATTAAAAAAATATAAAGTATCGGTTGTTCGTGTTTATAAGCCAAAAAGAGTATACGACAAAGATTTTACAATACCAAAGTATCATGAATACAATAATCTGATGACATTGGATTATAAAGTTCCACAATTAAAACAAATATGTACTAAATATGGAATTATAAAAAAAGGAAACAAGAGTGAATTAATAGAAAAAATATATAGATACTTATATTTTTCCAATATACTAATAAAAATACAAAAAAACTTAAGAAAACATTTTGTTTTCCGGTACATAACATCGCATGGACCAGCATTTAAAAACAGGAAGTTGTGTGTAAATGAAACAGACTTTCTTTCATTAGAACCAATAGAAGACATACCTTTTACACAATTTTTTAGCTATAATGAGGATAATATAATTTATGGATATAATATTTCATCGTTATATGAATACATTTTTAAAAAAGATAATAAACTAAATCCTTATAACCGAAAAATAATAGAACCGAAAATGAAGAGAAAGTTAAGAAAGGTAATTAAATTAAGTAACTTGCTAAAGATACCGGTTGAAACAAAAATAAAAGAAGAAATTATTTCTCCTTTTAAAACATTCGAATTGAATGTTATATCTACTTTTCATAAAATAGATGAATTAGGAAATTATACAGATTATAAATGGTTTTATGATTTAGATAAACAACAATTAATCCGATACATTAGAGAATTACATGATATATGGAATTATAGATTGCAATTATCGCCTAATGTAAAATATAGTATATCACCTAATAGTGACCCATTTAGAAGTATTAATTTATACAATATCCTAAATTATGACAGATTTATATTGAAAAAGTCTATTTTAAACGTAATTAATAAATTAGTGAATTCGGGGGTTGATAATGAAGCGAAATCATTAGGCGCAATATATGTTTTAACTGCTCTAACGTTGGTTTCAAATGAGGCGGCGGACACAATGCCTTGGTTATATCATTCAGTCGTACCATTATAAGTAATAATATAAGTAATAATATAATATATATTGCTATAAATTACTTAAAAACGAATTGTATATACACATTATATGCCTCCAAAGAAGCAACCAGTTGAACCACCCGCGACCAATGCCCCTGAACCGGTCGTTGCTACAAAAAAGAAATCCGCACCAAAGAAAAATAAAGCCGTCGCAACACCAGGTTCATCTGGTGTAAATGTTCCACCACCTCCTACTCCTACTTCCACTCCCGCTCCTACTTCCACTCCCGCTCCTACTTCCACTCCCGCTCCTACTCCCGCTCCTATTCCCGCTCCTATTCCCGCTCCCGCTCCTACTCCCGCTCCTAGTTCTGAACTAGTGGCGGGTGCGGATATCATCGCGGCTGTAGATGTTCAACTAGACACACTAAAAGATTTTGCGGAATTACAGGTGCGACTTGCTGCCATTCGCACTAATATTTCTAATTTTATGCAGGACTTCAAGCAACTTCAGAAAAAAGCCGAACGCGACCTCAAGAACGCGCAGAAAAATTCAAACAAGCGCAAACGTAAGACAACAACACGTCAGCCAAGCGGTTTCGTAAAGCCTACTCTAATCAGTAATGAACTAGCAGATTTTCTTGGCAAAGAGCACGGTTCAGAACTCGCCCGTACGGAAGTAACCCGTGAAATTAACGCATACATTCGCGCGAACAAGCTCCAGGACCCAATCAACGGTCGTAAGATTCTTGCGGACGAGAAGCTTAAAAAACTCCTTTCTCTCACTAGCACAGACGAGCTTACATACTTTAATCTACAGAAGTTCATGAGCCCTCATTTCCAGAAACTCGGACAGGATCCGATTAACCCCCCTGTGAGCAAGTAAATCAAATAAATATAAAATTATAATTTTTTAAAAATTTAATAAGATCATTTTTATTAAATTTTTTCTTATTATCTATATGATAATCAAATGCTTTTGGTAAAAGGATTTTTTTATACAAGTTTGATAATAATCTATAATTGAAATTATAATTATTTATAATTAACCAATCGTAGAATGTTTCAACAAAACTAGTACCTTTGTATTTTTTATAAATAAAATAATAATAATGAAATCCTTTATTGTTATCATTATAATCATTATCTGAGATTAAACATAGTTGTTTAAAATTCACATCGTCAATGTTCATTTGTTTTAAAACACTATAATAATCATATCTAAATAAGGTTTCTGTATTAAGATCTATACTTTTATAAACTCTTGGGCAACCATAGACAAACAAATCAGTATCTTCACTCAGACATCCGTATGCATAATTATTCTTAACTAACCAACTACAAAGCTCATCTGCTTCATATGGTGCATCAATATAAGTTTCACCCATAATATCTATCAGTTTTTTAACTTCGTAAAACATAATCCTTGGAACTTTCGTAAATTTTTTTTTTAATAAAACCATTTCTTTATCGTTCGGATCAGTATCTAAAAGTAATTCATTATATTTATTTTCTGCGATTATTTTATTTTTTTTCCGTCTTAGTATCGTATTAATTTTATCGCTATCTATCTTGCCATCAAATATAAATATAGGTTTAATATTGTGTTGTTTAAACAACGAAATCATTAAATAAAACTGTTCAATTAATTCATTGTTTTCGGTAAATTTATACATATAATTATTTGTGTCAATCACTAATTTCTTTCCATATAACGCATTAAATTGTATTTTACTGATAGCTTTTTTACAATATTTATTTATGAATTTATTTAAGCATCTTACTCCCATTATTACTTTGATACAATGAAATTAAATAATAATCAATTTTATATTATTTCAATGATAGTCATTCTAAGTGATCTATCAAATTTATCGTGTTTCTGTAGCTCCGTAAAACGTTCTAAAAGCATACGAGAATTATATTTATCCATAATATATTTTTCAAAATATTTTATATTTTTTAAATCCATTTTAATGAAATTAGTATTATTTTCTTTACACCATATAATAAATTCTACTGGATCATTCATTATAACACAAGTTAAAACATAATAACTAAAAATATTGCTCCTTTCTTTATAAAGTTTTCTTCTTATTATAGATACATCATCCACACCAATTAAATCTGAATAAGATAAACCCATAAATTCTAAAACCTTATTACATTGTAATGCAGAAAATGATGATTCGTAATTAAAGTAATAAGACGTAAGGTTTTCAAACTCGGTATATTTGGATGTTTGTATTAATGATATAAAATAAATATTAAATATTCGGGCCCATGACTCCGCATAACATTCCGATAATAACATATCACTTCTTTCTATTGGAAAGATTGAACGTAAATTATGATTATAATTGTTATCATTAAAATCTAACCCTAAATAATGCATAGATTCATGAATAAGAACCTTAAACCATTCTTCTTTACGATAAATAACAATCTCATTATTTTCTGCACACCTTGATGTATAACCCGAATTTACATTTTCTTTATCTAATATTTTAACTGCAGATTGTGGTAAAATTTTTTTATAATCTGTTAAATATAATTTAATATTTATGTTATTAAAACATTTGCTGATACTATATTTAACTATAAATGTAAACCAGGTTAAAATAAGTTTAATATAGTTTTTTATATGTTTAACCTCAACAAGGTTATTTTCTTCTAAATAAAAACATACAGATATATTATACAAATTATTTATTCTTTTCTTGTATTTTAACGTGTAGTATTTAGAAAAATTTATGTGTTCTTGTATTTCGTCTGGAACCCAAGCTACATCTCTAATATTTATCGGTTCAATAATAAATCCATTATTGATGTCTGACAAACATATCTTATCTACTATTTTCTTACTATAAATCATTTTTGCATATAGTTGTTTTAAAATATTAATATAATATTTTTTGTGTGTATTTATATTCATTGAATTTACATTCATTGATTTTACATTCATTGATTTTATGTAATCACTTGTATATTGAGATAGTTCCATATAATATATTTATAATCATATTTTTACATTAATTATAAATATATTTATTTAATAAGATCATTTCTAATTTTCATTAAATTAGTAAACTCAACCGGTTCGGACCCTCGTTGAAAATGAACAAGCTTTGCGTTTTGTGTTTTTATTAACATATCTTTTAATTCTTCTGATTGCGTAAATTTCGCTAATTGTGCACGATTCATTTCTTCTATGCTTCTATCAGATGTAAAGAAATCTTCATCCATCTTAATATCACTTGGTCTAATCATTGTTTTACCATTTTTACCTGTTTTGCTACCTGCTGCCTTGGCCCTGATTGGATCCTTGGATAAAATACTTCCGGAATCCAAAGAAAATTCCAAATAATATTTATTATTACCATTCTTAAATTTTGACCCTTGATAATAATGTTCCACAGTTAACCATTTATGATCATTTAAAACAAATTCGCTCTCCCAGAAGTTCGAAAGTTTTCGTCTCCACGATGGAATTTTTGAAAGTTCTGAGAACTTTTTAATCATATCTTTTGGTACAGTTTCACCCGCACCTTTACCAGGCAAAGGTTTGTCGTTGGATTTAGAGTAAAATTGAAATACAATATCATCTATATATAAACCTTGTGAACTTTGTTCCATGTCTGTAACATCCTCGTCTTTAGAATCGTCAGGTTTAGTTTCTTGAATCATTTTTTTATATTGATTAAATTCAGGAATTAAATCATACGCACCTCCTTGTTTTTCCATACATTTATACACAATCAACTCTTTTATCTTGTTTGGTATTTCAACAAATGATAATTGCGGTTTACTATCATACATAATTAACTTATAATGCCAACCATTATAATCAGCAAAAATATAATGATCGGGTCTAAATATACCTTTATTTTGTAGAATAACATCCACCTCACCACAATGTAAAACATTATCTATGTCTTCATTTAAATATGATTGTTCTGATAATAAGATTAACTTAATGTTCATTACACGCTCCATTATAGATATACTCCATGCCTCACCCCAAAATTCACATGTTTGTACCTTTTCTTTTAGTTTATTAATATTTTTTATATTTTTCATAAATTTAACATCCGACAACAAATCATTTGTTACCGCTTTCTCTTCTTTAATTTTACTATATTCTTCTTTAACTAATTTAGCTTCTTTAACTAATTCACTTTGTACCGCGCGATCTTTCGTTTGTTTCATTAATTCTATCAACTCCTTATTTCTTTTATTAAGCTCGTTCAACTTATTTGTATCATCCTTAATACTTGTCGTATAGGATTCATACAATTCCTTGTAGTTTCTATACACTGCCTCTGTAACATTATTTGCTAATATTTTTCTAAGCGAATCTACTGTCACATTCGGATCCACCTCACTTAATGCGTCTACTATAACATGAAATAAACAATCTCCACCGCCTGCATTATCTTTTATTTTATATTTATTAGAATGTAAATACTTTTCTATCCATGTTTCACTTTTAGTTTCGTCATATTTTTCTTCAACAATCAGTGGAGGATGTTTAATTGTTTGTGTATCCTCTAATTGCACATGTTCAAACGTTTTCTCTGCTAAATATTGTTCTGTAATAAAAGAAAATAGCAAAGGCATCTCCAATAACTCTATATTTAAATCACCATCATCATCTAAATACTTATTTACATTGGTTGATTCAATCTCGTAAAGGCCGATCCTTGATATTATTTTGTCTTTAAAAACTAAATATATAGAGTAGAATACTACATTGTTATCAATATTATCTGTATTAGCCTTTCCTATCGCTATATTTATTGTATTTTCAAGTATCGTCATTTCATATTGAACCGCCGAATAATTCAAATCTGTTTCTTCAATTTTGTCAGATTCAATATAATTTATTTTATTATTAATCTTTGATAAAACCATTATATTAATTAAATATAATATATTTACTTAAATACTTATCACTTTTTAATTCCTTCAAATGAAACCATAACCTTTTTCTTCTATAAACTATATCACTATTATCTATGTTTTTTTCATAATCAAGTATTGTGTTTATTATTTCATCCTTTCTTTTTTTTTTTTACTTATATCTTAATTTTTTATCATGCACATTATA